ACCTGCACATCAACTCCGGCGGTGGCCAGGTGTTCGACGGTGTGGCCATCTACAACGCCCTGGTCAACCACCCGGCTCGGGTGACGGTGTACGTGGACGCGCTGGCCGCATCCGCCGCGTCCTTCATCGCCATGGCCGGCGACGAAGTGATCGTGGAGAAGACGTCCCGGCTGATGATCCACGACGCGGCCGGGTTGTGCATCGGCAACGCCGACGACATGCGGGAGATGGCTGACCTCCTGGATTCCCTCAGCGACACCATCGCCGAGGTATACGCCGACCGGGCTGGCGGCCCGGTCGAGAAGTGGCGTAAAGCCATGCGCTCCGAAACCTGGTACACGGCCGACGAGGCGGTCTCTGCCGGACTCGCAGACCGGGTTGCAGGCAAGGAGCCAGACAGTGGCGAACCGGCCGCCAACGTGGCTGTCAGCCCGGTAAACGGGCCGGCCCCGGCCGAACCGGAAACCCCGGATGCGGAAGCCGACCGGGAATCCCCATTCAACGTCGATCTCGACGAGTTTCAGCGACTGATGAAGGAGGCGTTCAGCTCATGACCGCACCCCCGATTCCAAAGAGCGCGGCCGAGCTGGAGGCCATGCTCTCGGACACCACCACACTGGCCCAGGTCGCCAAGACCCCGGCCAGCCTCGGCGAGTTCATCCGCAACTACGCCGAAGCGCAGATGGCCAAGAACGGCGACGTCATCCAGGCGCAGATCCGCGAGCAGAGCCAGATCGTGTTGGCCGAGATGCTCAAGGAGAACAACTCCGTCCTGTCCAACAAGGCCAAGCTTGATCTTGGTGGCGCGGCGGCCATCAAGCACGGCGCCGCCTACAACTCGGACGCGATCGGCGCAGTCCTGGACGGCGAGTTCCGGTCCGTGTCGGACTTCCTCGCCTCCGTCGCCCCGGACCACAAGCGCACCCCGGCCAACCGGGCACGCTGGGAGAAGATCCGCAACGACTACAGCGCCGTCGACCCGGCACTGGGCGGATTCCTCGTCCCCGAGGTCCTGCGCTCCACGCTGCTGTCCAACTCGCTTGAAACGTCTCTGGTCCGGCCACGGGCCATGGTCGTGCCGATGGACGGACCCAGCGTGCCGTTCCCGAGCATCGACGAGACCAGCCACAACGGGTCGGTGTACGGCGGAATCACCGGAACCTGGGTCGAGGAAGCCGAGGCTCTGCCGGAGTCCGAGGCCAGATTCGGCCGCACGGTGCTGCGCGCGAACAAGCTGGTGTCGTACTGCGAGGTCCCCTCCGAACTGCCGATGGACGCGCCGCAGGCGTTCGGCGGATTCATCGACAACGCCATGCCGAAGGCCATCACCTTCTTCGAGGACATCGCCTTCCTGACCGGCAACGGCGCGGGCAAGCCACTTGGTGTCCTCAACTCCGGCAACACCGCCCTGGTCACAGTGGCCAAGGAAACCAACCAGACGGCCGACACGATCGTCTGGGAGAACGTCATCAAGATGTTCAGCCGGATGCTCCCGGCGTCGCTCGGCTCGGCCGTGTGGATCGCCGCGATCGACACCTTCCCTGAGCTGGCCACGATGGCGCTGTCGGTGGGCACCGGCGGGTCGGCGGTGTGGCTGAACAACGGCGTCGAGGGCCCGCCCGCGACGATCCTGGGCCGGCCCTGCTACTTCACCGAGAAGACGTCGAAGCTGGGCGACCAGGGCGACCTCGCGTTCGTGGACTTCGGCCAGTACCTGCTCGGCGACCGGCAGCAGATGCGCGTCGAGTCGTCCAGCCACTACAAGTTCGGCAACGACATGGTCGTTTACCGGGTCATCGAGCGGGTCGACGGCCGGCCGTGGATGAAGTCCGCGATCACCCCGGCCAACGGCTCCACCAACACTCTGTCCCCGTACGTGGCGCTCGCCGAGCGCGCGTAACCCCCTCGGGTGACCAGGCCGGTTCCTGGTGGGCAACCCGGCCTGGTCACCCGACCAACCCCGAACCATCCGCTCTAGGCCGTACCCGGAACGTCCGGGAGTAGGCCGTACCTGGCAGGCAATAACCCCCCTGCCGGAGAGGAATACCACATGGGACAGAAGGCCCTTGGGCGTCTGTTCGACATCGGCGTGGGCGTGGCCCCCGTCGACATCGACACCGCCGACGCCGCCACCGGCAAGCGCATCTGGCTGGGTGACTGCGGCGGCGTGACCGTCGTCGCGCTCCTCGGCGCAGGCGACGACGACAACGACCTGGTGTTCACCAACCAGGAGCACACCGCATACACCAGCGGCACCAGCCGCAACCTCGCCGTGGTCACCGAGTACCACATCAAGGCCGAAACAGCCCTGGACAACGACGAGACGTGGACCCGCGTCTCCCAGTCCGCCGCCGCCACCGTAACGGTCAACAAGACCACCTACGGGGCTACCCAGCGGCTGATCGCCTGGTACGTCGGCTCTGACCAGCTCAGCTCCGACTGCGCGTGGTTCTCGGTCAACGAGGCCATGACCACGAACACGTCCACGCTGATGGGGCTGCTGTACATCAAGCATGACCTCAACTCCCAGCGGATTCCGGCGAACCTGCCGAACCTGCTGAACCCCGGCGTGGCGAACGCCTGAGAAGGGGGCTGATATTCGATGAGCGTCTACAACGACGGCGCCGCGTTCCGCAAGGCGGTACTCGGCAACGGCCCCGTGTCGAAGGCATCCGGGACGCTGACCCACAACGGCACCGTGTCCCTGTTCACGGTGGCCGGGGGTGAGGTGCTGATCACCGGCCTGTGGCTGAAGGTCGTGACCACGATGGCCGGCGCGAACACGGTGGCCATTCAGGCGAACCCGACGACCGGTGACACCCAGACCATCGTCACCGCAACCGACCTCGGCACAACCGACACGGCGGCCGGTTCGGTCGTTGGCCTTGACCAGGGCACCACCGCCGCGTCGAAGTTCCTGCGCGGTGGACACGTGGCCTTGAACGCGGTCGTCACCACCGGCGCGGTGGAACTGCTGGCCACTGGCAGCGGCACCGTGGACGGAGAGGTCACTGTGTACTGCACGTGGGTGCCGCTGACCGATGGCGCAACGCTGGTGGCTGCATGAGCAGCATCGGCGACCGGCTGACCGCGGTCACGCACGCGTCCCAACTGAAGCCGATCGTCGGCGACCTGGTCCGCGAAGTGGAGCGGCTCCAGTCCAGCGTCGACGGGCTGGGGCGGGAGTTCGCCGAGCTGCGCGACCTGGTGACAGGCCTGGCAGCGTCGCTGGACGGCGACGCCACCGAGCAGGACCAGGGCCAGACGGAACCCCCGGACCGGCCCGTGGCGAAGAAGACCACCGCGAGGAAGGCCACCGGGTAGATGGGCTATGAGGGACTGCTCGCGCTGCTGCGCTCCTGCGCTGATGAGTACCAGCAGGGACGCGACGACGAACGGGACAACCCGACCGCGTGCCCCAACGACGGGGAACCGCTGCGGGACGGCCCGGACGGGTTCCTCCACTGCCCGTTCGACGGTTGGCGGCCGGCCGGGGCACCTACCAGATAGCCGCGGGCTTGCCGCTCCGGCGTGCACCGATGCGCCGGGGCGGCGGCCCAACCGGTGGAACAAGTGAGGGGACGTACGGATGGCGTTGTGGGAGTGCCTCGGGTGTACCACCGCGTACGCGGTGGACGCCCCATGCTGCCCATTCTGCGGCTTGCCAGACCACCGCGAGCAGGGCGAGACGGAAGAACCGGCGTCACCCGAACCGGTGAACGGCGAACCCGAGGAACCGGCCGAAACACCGCGCCGCGTCCGGCGAGGCAAGACGTAACAGCCGGCCCATCACGGGACGGCACAACCGAATAGACCCGAAACCTGGCCCATCACGGGGGGCCTAGGCCAGAAAGCAAGGCAAAGGTATGGGTGTCTGGTACGCCACCAGGGAAGACGTCAAGTCGGCCCTGGACTCGAAGCTCACCGCGCGCAACGACGCGCAGATCGACCGCGCGTTGGAGTCCGCCTCCCGCACGGTAGAAGGCCTTACCCACCGCCGCTTCTACCCCCTGACCGCCACCCGCTACTTCGACTGGCCCAACGAGCAGCACGCCCGGCCGTGGCGCCTGTGGCTGGACGGCGATGAGGCTGTGTCGGTCGACACGCTGGTCGCCGGCGGGACGACCATCGCCGCCAGCGACTACTACCTCGAACCGGCGAACGACGGCCCCCCGTATACGCGGATCGAAATCGACCTGTCCAGCTCCGCCGGATACGCGTCCGGGGCTTCCCACCAGCGGGCCATCGCCGTCACCGGCGTGTTCGGCTACAACGCCGAATCCGGGGCGGCTGGGGCGCTCGCCGAAGCGTTGGACAGCAGCGAAACCGGCGTGGACGTCGCCAACTCCGCCGCGATCGGGGTAGGCGACGTGCTCCTGGTCGACTCCGAGCGGATGATCGTCACCGGTCGGTCGATGCTCGACACCGGGCAGAACATCGGCGGCAACCTGACCGCCGCCGTCAACGACGTGACCGTTCCGGTCACCACCGGGTCCGAGTACACCACGGGGGAAACCCTGCTGGTCGACTCCGAGCGGATGCTGATCGTCGACGTCGCCGGCAACAACCTGACCGTCAAGCGTGCTTGGGACGGCACCGTGCTGGCCGCCCACACGTCCGGTGCGGACATCTACGCGCCACGCACCCTGACCGTGACCCGGGGGGCTCTGGGCACCACCGCCGCGGCCCACGACACGGCCACCGCGGTCTCCCGCCACATCGTTCCCGGTCCCGTCCGGGCCTACACGGTGGCCCTGGCCCTTGACCTGATCCAGCAGGAGACGTCCGGGTACGCCCGGACGGTCGGATCCGGCGACAACGAGCAGGAGGCATCCGGCCGGGCGCTGCGCGCGCTGCGTGAAGAGGTGTACACCCGGTACGGGCGTAAGGCCAGGACGGCGGCCGTCTGATGATCCGCATCAACGTCCGCCACCACGGCCCCGTATTCGACGGCCGGGCCCAGGCCGAAGTCATCGCGTTCGCCCACGCCGCGGCCCGCGAGGTCGCCCTGGAAGGCGAAGACGACGTCCACCGGCAGCTTCCCCGTGTCCTGCGGCACCCGACCGGCTACTACCAGTCGAGGATCCGCGCCGACCAGATCGGTGTGTCTACCTGGCGGGTACACGACAGCCGCGTCATCTACGGGCCGTGGCTAGAGGGGGTCGGCTCCCGTAACCGGACGACCCGGTTCAAGGGCTACGCCACGTTCCGGATCATCCGGCAGCGGTTGCAGGCGAAGGCGCCGGAAATCGCTGAGCGGGTCCTTCCGCCATACCTGCGGAGGATGCAGTGAGCGTCGACACCACCACCATCCGGGACGCGCTCGTCTCCCACGCGCTGGAATCCGGGCACTTCGAGCAGGTCAACGAACACGAGCCGAAGAACGCCCCGGGAAGCGGGATCACCGCCGCCGTGTGGGTGGACCGGATCGAGCCGGCCCGGTCATCCGGCCTGGCCGTGACCAGCGCACGAATGGTGTTCAACGTCCGCCTGTACCAGAACTTCCGGTCCCAGCCAGAGGACGCCATCGATCCGGCCCTGGTCGCGGCGTTGGACGCCCTGATGACCGCGTACAGCTCCGATTTCACCCTCGGCAGCAACGTGCGCTGCGTCGACCTGCTCGGCATGGCGGGGGTCCCGCTGTCGGCTGAGGCCGGCTACCTGGAACAGGACCGAACGATCTTCCGGGTGGTCACGATCACCCTTCCCCTCATCGTGAACGACGCATGGGAGCAGGTGCCCTGACATGGCAAAGCAGACTGGACTGGGCGACAACTGCTACGTCGCCGGGTACGACCTGTCCGGCGACATCGGCAGTCTCGGCCGGATCGGCGGCGGCCCGGCCGCGTTGGAGGCCACCGGCATCAACAAGTCCGCGTTCGAACGGTTGTTCGGGCTGCGCACCGGGTCCATCGAGTTCAACTCCTACTTCAACCCGTCCACCAACGCATCCCACGACACCCTGTCGAACCTCCCAACCAGCGACGTCATCGTCACGTACTGCCGCGGTACCACGCTGGGAAACCCGTCCGCGTGCCTGGTCGGAAAGCAGATCAACTACGACGGAACCCGTGGCGCTGACGGGTCGTTCACGTTCGCCGTAAACGCGCTGTCCAACGGCTACGGCATCGAGTGGGGCCGACAGCTCACCGCCGGTAAGCGTACCGACACGGCGGCCACGAACGGGTCGGCTGTCGCATCAGCACAAGGGGTCGACGCGGTATACCTCCCAGGCACGTCGGGCGCGTACGCGTCTACCCCCGATTCGGCTGGTATTTCCGTCACGGGCGACATCGACATCCGGGCAAAGGTGGCACTGGACGACTGGACACCAGCGGCGGCGGCGTGGATCTTTTCCAAGGCGAACCTGGCCGGGACTGAACGCTCCTACGGGCTGTCGGTCAACACCACCGGGGTTCTCCAGATGAACTGGTCTGCGGATGGGTCGACCCTGACCACGAAGTCGTCGACCGTCGCCACCGGGTTTACGGACGGGACCGCCCACTGGGTACGTGTCACCCTGGACGTCGACAACGGCGCGGCCGGTAACACCGTCACCTTCTACACGTCGGAGGACGGGAGTACCTGGACCCAGCTAGGTTCCACGGTGGTCACCGCCGGCACCACGTCCATCTTCAACGGCAACACCGCCCTAGAGATTTCGGGGCGCACCGCCGGCACGCAGAACTGGTTGATCGGCAGCTTCTTCGAAGGCCAGATCCGTGATGGCATTGGCGGCACCGTCGTTGCTAACCCGGTGGCCGGCACGTCCGGTATTACCGACTCCGCCGGGAACACGTGGACCCTGAACGGCGGGGCGGTGGCATCCAACCGCACCGAGTATGGCCTTCAGGCATACCTTCAGGCGTTCTCATTCGCCGGGACCGACGTCACCGTCAAGATCCAGCACTCGATGGACAACGGCGTCAACGACGCCTGGGCCGACCTTACCGGCGGAGGGTTCACCCAGATCACCTCGGCTCCAACGGCCCAACGGATCGCCACCACCGCCACAACGCCGGTCAAAAAGTACCTTCGGGTAGCCACCACGACCAGCGGCGGCGTGACCAGCGTCGTCTTCGCCGTCACCGCAGTGCGGAACCTGTCGACGGTGGTGTTCTGATGCGACCGATCAACCGGCCCACTCCGCAACTTCCCGCGCAAGCGATGAAGACGTACCAGTTGGTCGCCCCGATTACGACCCACTACCGGAGCGCCACCTGCTCGGAAGTCGCCTGCCCTGCCCACCAACAGGGCTGGTCGACGCTGGTCGACGAGACCACGCCGCTGGGCCGGCGGCAGGCCGCTTACATCCGCATCCAGGCCGGCCGGCAGTTCACCGAGGAACGCACGCCAGAGGGGACCACGTTTGCGTTTCCTGCCGGTCAGCGCTGCTTTCGCCCGCACCAGGTGTCGCTGGAACGTGAGCCGCTGTACATCGTCCGCGACGGCGACTGGCGCGGCAACCCGCGCGGCACCAAGCCACGCCAGCACACCAGAGCGGAGAACTGGGTGGAGGACTTCGCCACCCACCAACAAACCCTCGCCGATCGCCTCGGCCAGGGCTGAACGTCCATAGAACGGGGGAACCGAAATGGCCAAGGAAACCGGTCTCGGCTGGACCACCGCGTCGGTTGACGACAGCGGCGGCAACGCCCGAGCCATCAAGAACGACATCACCAACCTTCAGTTCGCCACCCCCCGGGGTGTGCAGGATGTGACCGGCATCGACAAGTCCGCGTACGAGCGGCTGCTGCTGCTCGCCGACTTCTCGGTCACCCTGAACGGGGTCTTCAACGACGCGTCGAACCAGGCGCACGACGTGTTCAAGACCGTTCCGTCGACCAGCGTCGCCCGCACGGTCACCCTGACCGTGTCCGGCCAGACGTTGGCCAACGAGACCCTCTTCACCGACTACGCGCTGACCCGTGGCGCTGACGGGTCGCTGACCTGGTCGGCTCCCGGTGTCCTGTCGGACGGCACCGTTCCGACCTGGGCGTGATGGCGATGGGCAGCTTTAAGGCTCCATCCCGGATCTACCGGCTGGTCTTCAAGGATGACTGTCTGGACTGGTTGC